GAGGTTGAGTAACGAGCGCGTTCAACCACTTTAGGAGAACACCCTATGGCACCTCGCGCCAAAGCTCAGACTGCACGCCCCGCGGCTGCGCCTGAGGAACAGGCCCGCCAGCCGGCCCGAGAGCCGGCCCGAGAGGCGGCGCCCCCGGCGGGCCAGATCGACCTCGACCGGCACATGGTCCCAGGCCGCGCCGTCGCCTTCAATCGGGCCGGCGTGCCGATCCAACGTACGGCCGCAGAGACCGGCGTCGACACCTTCTTCATCCCGCCCGGCGTGAAGCCGCAGGGCTGGAGCTGGGAGTGGAAGCGCGAGACGGTCAACGGCGAAGCAGATCCCATGTACATGAGCCACCTGCATCAGGTGGGCTGGGAGCCGGTGATGTACGAATCATACCCCGGCATCTTCGCGCCGCGGTTCGACACCGCCGGCAACGAGACCAAGGGCCCGGTCCGGCGTGGCGGGCAGATGCTGATGGAGCGGGCTCAGGTGCTGACCGACGAAGCGTTCGCCGACGAGCGGCGCAAGGCCGAGGATCGGGTCGGCCTCTCGCGCAAGCAATACTCGGCGAGCCTGCAGGACGCCGCACGCAACTCCACCACCGCGGAGTACGACATCACCGCGCAGCGCACCTCCTTCATCCGCACTGCCGTCGAGAACGTCAATCCGACGCCGCCTGACCAACGTCAACGCGTTGAATGAGGCGTGTCACGCGTGGCAACGAGTGCAGGGGAGCGAGGCAGAAATGACTCGCTCCCTGTCTCGTTTTGAGGGCCTGAAAAAATTGTTGATTTAGACTCTTTACGACTCGACAGAATCGAGTCAGTTACTCAGCCCACGTGCAGTAAGGCTTACCTGACCGGAGCGAACGCTGGGCACGGGCTTATAATTCACCTCCGAAGGGAACTTGCCTCAGCCACCGCCATGGGCGGTTGAGTAATGCTGGACGTCTAGTTGTCTGGCTAAGAGCAGAGGTCACCGCCGCGCTACCCCAGGTCCCTGACGGCCTTCGTCCCATGGCGAATCGTCATGCCTGGTTCAAGCGCACCGTTAACCGGCGCTGACCTCGCACGACCTCGCACGCCTTCAGGGCAGGTCAGGAGAAGCGCCACTCAGGGCAGGGCTTCTCCAAGATGGCGAACCTCAACGCACCTTATGGGTTGCACCCCATCCAAAGCAACATGGGTGGCGCCTCGAACCACGAGCACGTGCAAGCGACGATCTCCGCGGCTGATACCACCAAGATCTTTCGCGGTGATCCCGTCAAGCGCTTGGCCACCGGCTTCGTCGCACAGTGGACGGCCGGCACGGCCGCCGCGCAGTGGGCGGGCGTCTTCTGGGGCTGCACCTACCTCTCGGTCTCCGAGGGCAAGCCGGTGTCTCGGCCGTATTGGCCCGGCGCCGATGCCGCCACCGGCACGGTGGTCGCGCAGCTGCTCCCGGTCCTCGGGGTGGCCTCGCCGGTCTTCCGGATCCAAACCAACGGCGTTGGCGTCGCCTTCGCCGACATCGGCGCCAACTTCGATTTCTCGATGGCCACCGCGGGCAACACCTTCACCGGCCAGTCCGGCGCGGTGCTCGACGTTGCCTCGCTGGCGGCGACCGCAACCCTGCCGCTGACCCTGGTCGGTCTCTATGGCGGCTCGCCCGGTCTGCTGGGCGGCTTCATGGGTGTTCAGCCCGGCACCGACGGGCCCTACTCGGGTTCGCCGACCGGCGCCTTCAACTGGGCCATCGTGCGCGCCAACGGCACCTTCGTCGGCACCGGCCTCGCATAAGGCTGAACCACCACCCTCTGGGACTTCATCAGCCCCAGAGCGTGGGGCTTTAGGAGAGAACGAAAATGGCAGGCAATTCGGCACAGATCGCGCGGCTCCTCATGCCCGGCCTCTACAAGGTCACGGGGCAATACGATCGCTACCCGAAAGAATGGAGCCAGGTCTTCACGACAGTGAAGTCCACTCTGCAGACCGAAACCGCGGTGCAAACCCGGATCTTGGGTCTCGCGCAGATGAAGGTGGAAGGCGGAGCCACGGCGTTCGACAACGCGATGGGGCAACGCTTCTCCTGGAACGCGACCGCGTTCGAGGTGGCATTGGGATATGCCATCACGCTCCGCGCCGTGGAGGACAATCAGTACCAGAAAGACTTCGACCTGATGAACCTGAAGCTCACCGACTCGTTCGGTCAGTTCAAGGAGATCCAGGGCGCGGCGATTCTGAACTCGGCGCAAACCTACGATGCCACGGTCGGTGGAGACGGCGTGTCGCTCTGCAACACGGCGCACCCCTACGACTACGGCACCTGGGCGAACACTTTCACCACGCAGCTTGACTTGAACGAGTCGAGCTACCTGCAGGCCTGCATCAACATCGGCAGCACGTTTGTCGATGAAGCGGGCTTGAGGGTCAACGCCAAGGCGAAGAAGCTCATCGTGCCGCCGGCACTTGAGCCGGTCGCGCTGCGGCTGATGCGCTCCGAGAAGCGTCCGGGCACCAACAACAACGACCCGAACGTGATCCCGCTGCTCTCCTCGGGGACGGACCAGATGATGGTCTACCACTACCTGACCTCGAATTTTGCTTGGTTCATCAAAACCGACAAAGAGGGGCTGCACTACTTCGACCGTGTCGGTTTCGACACTGACATGTGGGTCGATAATGTCACAGACAATATTATGACTAAGGGTAGGGAAAGATACACGTTTTCCTACCGCGACCCGCGCGCGCTGTGGGGCAGCTTCCCGACGAGCTAAAAAGCCACACCTGAGCGGGGCTTCGGCCCCGCTCTCGGCTCATCAACGGAGACCCCAGATATGGCTACCAATCTCGCAGGTCCTCTCCGCCCCGGGAACGCGCCGGGCGGCGTCTCGACCGACTTCGAGTACGGTCCGCTCGGAGCCTACCCGGCTCAGGATCCCTCGAAGGTGCACGAATACTGGAACGACTTCGACAACTACGTCACTGGCGAGTGGACGGAGACGCTGGGCAGCGGCACCATCGCAGTCGCCACCGCAACCGTCGATGGCGGCGCCCTCGTGTTGACGACAGTCACCACATCGGACGATGCCTTCACCGGGGCGCAGGCCAAGGGCGCCTTCTTGGGCGCGGCCGACAAGCGGCTGTGGTTCAAGACCCGCCTGCAGGTCGATGACGCCACCGAAACCGACGTGGTCGCCGGTCTGTACGTGACCGACACTTCGCCGGTCGCCTCGGCGCCCGCCGATGGCGTCTACTTCATCAAGCTCGATGGCGGTCTAACCGTCGACCTGCGGGTGAGCAACGGCGGCACCACGACCACGCTCTCAGGCCTCGCCAGCATGGCCAACGCCACCATGATCGAGCTGGCCTTCGCCTACGATCCGAACGCGGCCAGGGTTGACGCCTTCGTCAACGGCATCCGCGTCGGCTCGGCGCCGGCCACTAACTTTCCGGCCGGTGACCTGCTGCGCCCCTCGCTGGGGGTGCAGAACGGTTCGGCGGTTGGCACTCGGGCGCTGACGGTCGACTACGTGTTGGCGGCGAAGGAACGCTAAGCCTGGGGAGGCTCCCTTGAAGATCTCTAAGATCAAGGCGGCCACCTCGACGCGACACTTGGGAGGGGTCGGCAAATCGATCCCTCGCCAAGATCGCACGAGCAAGGGCCTGCAAGCGGCACTCAATCGGCGCGACGGCGGGCCCTGCGAGGGGAGCGCGGTGCGGCCGCCGACCAGCGGCAAGATGCGCGCGCGCGGCGGCACGGTCACGAATGCCGAGACCTTCGAGAACGATTCGATCTCGAACAACCCGATGTTCGATCCGAAAAAGAAGTCGGGGCTGTTCGGCTACAAGCGCGGCGGAAAGGTGAAATAACAATGCGCCCAGGCCAACCCCACACGGTCACGATCGGCCCCCTCAGCGCGGCGAGCGCCAACATCATCTCGACCACCACACGCGGGGGTGGCGTCAACAACGCCGTCGTTCTCAATGGCACTGGCACCGATGGCCAGACGGCCAACAATATTTGTCAGTCGCAGACCCCCGGCGGTGCCGGGAACCTGGTACTCAACGGCACGCTCTGTTCCGCCGTCCCCACTGGAAGTGCCGTTGCTTACCTGGCGAGCGCCTACGTGCTGCCGTTCGTGGTGTCGCCCCAGGTGGCGCCGCTGATCGGCATCAACCGCCAGATCTACTTCACCTTCGCCGCCGACGAGTCGGCCCGCACCTTCACCATCACCGGCCTGATCTCCATGCCGGGCGGGCTGGTGCGCCAGACCGAGGTGCTGGCCGGCACCAACACCTCCATCGCCACCTCGCGGCTGGCCTACTATCAGGTCGAGTCGATTGCGGTCGATGCGGCTACGGCCGGCGCGCTCACCGTCGGGCGCCAGGGCGTCGCCACGCTCGACTTCCAGCGCCAGATCAACATCACATCCGCCGGCAACGACACCGGCATCACCTTCACGGTCAAGGGCACCGACGTCAACGGCAACCTGGTGACCGAGGTCATCACGGGCGCCAACGCCACCGCGGCGGTCAGCCAGAAGATGTTCAAGACGGTGACCTCGATCGTCGCCTCGAACTCGATCGCCACCACCATCACGGTCGGGCAGACCGGCGTGGCGCGCTCGATGATCCTGATGCCGGATCGCTTCCAGAACCCGTTTGCCATCGGCATCGGCTGCACGGTGACGGGCACCGTCAACTACGACGTCGAGCATACCTTCGACGACTTCTTAGACCCGACGGTGACGCCGGTCTGGTTCGACAACACAGGTATCACCGGGGAGACGACGAACACGGACGGAAACTATGCCTTCGCAGTGCGTGGGATCAGCCTCTTGCTCAACTCGGGCACGGGCTCAGTGAAGATGACCGCAATCCAATCCAGCTGGTGATGACACATGAGC